AGACAATGCGTCTGTAAACGTGCGAGTAGGGCTAAATACGCTTGTATCAACAGGGTTAGTCAACAGCAGATGGTCAACCCCAAGACGCTTGTTAGCCCCGTATGGTGCAAACGTAGTCGGCTGGCCGCTTGAGGCGCTGTTGACATAGCTTTGCCCAAGAGTGTTAGACATGGTGGCAAGGTGCGGTGAGGTATAAGCCGCACCGCCGCTGGCATTTCTTGCATAGATCGCAATCAGATATTCGCCATCGTCGAAATCAGCATCGGTCAGCGTTTTGACCGCGCCCGTGACAGGATCACGCAAGATGATGGTCAGGTTTTCAAGTGACCCATTTTCAGGGGATACAATAGTCGATCCTACCGCCACAACAGTAGCGCCCGGTAGGTCACTATCCGCACCTGTCCGCACCACGACGTTGATCGTGCGCCAGTAATTCGCCTCTGTCACTGCACCGCTGCGCCCAATAAAGGCAACGCGCACTGCGTTGAAGCTGACCCCTGCGGGCGAATATTTTTCGCCCCATGCCGTGAACGGGCCACCAAATGCCGAGTATGGTTCTGCATCGGACAGAGCGAGAGTAACGCTTTCCGCATCGCTGGTGACACTGCCGATTGTGTCAAGCATGTAATCCCGTGCATCTTCCAATGCCGCTACAGATGTTTCAGCCAAGGTCAGCGCGGTTTCGTTATTGATAATTCTGGCCCGGTCATAAGGGTCTGCCGTGAATACCGGATAGACCGGACCCGCCGTAGCCCCGCCCCGATAAGCCCAAACAGCTTGCATATCAACGTTGCCGCTACCCGCTGAAATAAACGGATAGACCCTCAATGCGACCGTATCAGCCGGAATAGTCCAAGTCAGGGTGAACAGTTCCGGCGTTGATGTAGTCGCAAAAAAAGCAGCGCCAGTGCCAGTCAACATCGACTGCGCGCTATCCAATGCAACAAAATCATCATCCACCGCCCGAACAGATGCCCGCGCCGTCGCGCCGTCACCACTGATCAAGGCGCGGATTGTGACAGTATCCCCGACAGACGCCCCAATGTCAGAAAGCCAGATCAACGGCCCGTGCAAATCATCATTATTGGTAAACCTAAGCAGGTTGCCCTGGAATACGCCGCCCTCAACAAGTGAGAACGTATCTGTTACGTCTGATCCATCGCCGTTAACGGTATCAAACCATCTGCGCTTTCCTGCATATTCGGTTATACCCAATGCCGCATTGCGGAAAAACGGATCAAAGAACCCGCCGATATTGCCTGCATACACAGGCTTGGTAACGCCATTGTCAGATACATAAGAGGCAATGAACGTTGCTACAGGGCCGGTGTCAACACGATAAACGTCAAAGGTTGAAATTGGCGAAGATGCAGGAACGCTGAAATACGTTCCAACCGGCCTGACATAGCCGATAACCGCCGTGGCACTCGCCCCGGTCAGTCCAGACGAAGCCGCAAAGCTGATTGTGGGGGCGCTGGTGTAGCCCGTCCCTGAGTGTGTAATGATGACGCTGACAACAGACCCTCCGCTGACCACAAAATAGCCCGCCGCAAGAGTTCCAACGCCCCCACTGAATGCCAGGGCAAAGGTGCCATTCGTGCCCCCAGACCCCCCCACAAGCGATGCAGTTGACAGGACGCCCCGGCTTAGAGCCGCAGCCGTGCTGGCATACATAGGGCCGACGCCAAGGCTTGCCGCCTCTGCCAAGTCAGCACTGGTTTCAGCTTCACTTGCATAGTCACCAGCCAAGTCAGCCGATACTTCTGCCTGATCAGCAAACCCCTCTGCCGCAGCCGCAGCCGCGATAATGGCCGCAATCTGATCATCGGTTGTCGGGGTGATAACCTCAACAATGATCAGATCATGCAAATCATAAGGACCGCCGCCGCCGACAACCTGAAAGACACCAACCCTTTTGTTTGTCACCCTGCGAGAATATTGGGCGTCATTATATACCTCAAGGTGTGCGGTGTAATAAGTGCCACTCAAATCCTCGTCGTTAGGCCACAACTCAACGTCACCAATACCGGTAGCGTCAAGGTCAACCCTGATCGGTTCCGGCACAACGATACTTTCAGCACCGATGCCAATCCCGCTAAGTGTGAAAACCATTTTTGCGTAAGGCGGTTCAGATCCGTCAAAATAGTTTACGTCGATATTGACGGTTTCAGTATTCAGCGCCATTAAGTCCTCACGATAATTCTATATGCTACGGTTTCACCGATTGCCGGAATTGGCATAATCCGTAATACCTGAACGATTTTGCCGTCAAGCCTGATCTGATCACCCATGGTAGGATCATATGCGTCTGCATTGGCAACAATCATCAAATCAGACCGCAAGATATTTGTGCCATCCGCATATTCAGCCGTAACACCTCGCACAACTGCATCAAGGGCGGCCCAAGCCCCCCCGATGCTAGGCGCGTCATATACAGTCAGAGTTTGGCTGACAACCGGAGTGCGGATTTCAACAGTGCCTTGCGCAAATTGCTTGAGCAACCTGCTAGCCGTCGCCTGCATCTTGGCATAATCAAAACCCATTACACGACAACCGCCCAAGTGGTGCGAGCGCCGGGGATGCTGACAAAACACCGCAACCCGTCCAGTGCTGCCGTGATGATAACCCGCTGATCATCAATCGACCCCGTGCCGCGTGACGTGTCATACTCAATCTCGATCACGTCAACCTTTTCGCGCTTGACCGTGCCTGACACGCTGGACTGCGGCGACAAGATACCTGGGGATGCAATTTCGGCCCGCGCAAGCTGCATCTGCGCAGTCGTTACCTCATCCGGGATTTCCCCCGTGCCGATGGCGGTTCCGTCACAGTCTGTTACATCGGTGCGAGGCCATGCGAGGGGTTGCGCGCGGGCATATGTCTTGGTTCCTGACCATGATAGGGTGTTGAGATACAGCGCAGCACGGCGCAGAGCGGCTTCCTGCACGGCGGTAGAGGCGGTAAGCGTTTCACCCCAATAGGACAGAACCCAAGCCGCAAAAGCCGCCTGTGTGACGTAGCTGTCAGCGTTGGCAACCCCTGCCCCTGTCTCGATCACTAGTGCCATGCAGCCGCCCCTTGGATTTCCTGCCAAGTGTAGCAAATAACCGCTTGACAGGCAAAACAGGGGTATGGTAAGGGTTGCGGGAATGTAACATAGCAACGAAGGAATGAGATATGAACGCTGCAACCCGTAAGGAAATCGACAAGTTGAAGTCCCGCCTTGATGCCATCCTTGGCGAAGCCCAAGGCATTGCAGAGGAAATCAGCCAACTGGCAGATGATGAACAGGAGAAGTTTGATAACCTTTCCGAAGGTTTGCAAGCTTCTGAACGCGGGATGGCAATCGAAGCCGCTGCATCCGCGTTGCAAGATGCCCATGGCGAAGCGGAAAGCATTGCAGACGCAATCGAAAACGCCGTTTCGGCTCTTGAAACCGCAGGGGAATGATTATGCTCCGTCAATGGGTTTCAGACACCATCGGCCTTGTGGCCTTGGTCCTTATCTGGTATGTGATGTTCGTTGGATTGGGGGTGTTGTGATGAAATTCGAGGAAGTCCTCGCGGCGATGCGAGAGGGGAAGAAGGTGTGCCCGACTGGTGCCGCACCGAACTTCTGGATGCAAATCAAGCACGGGTCGATCCTGAATTATGCCGGGGCGGTATGCTACTTCACGCCAAAAATGATTTTGGCCCACGACTGGACCATCATACCCGACCCCGAACCCGAGCCGGTCTGGCTGCTGCTGGAACCCGGAATGACGATCCGGGAGGGGGATGAGTTTATTATCGGTGCAAAGCGGCAATGGCGGGCAGCTGTGCGTTTCGGCGAAAGGGTTTCCGCCGCCAACGCTGGCCTTTACCGCCGCCGGATCACCAAGCCATGACCAAATGGAATTTCAACCCGCCCTACACGCGCCGTATTTTCGTATTCGGCAGTAACCTCGCTGGCATTCATGGGGCAGGGGCGGCGAAATACGCGCATAACCAGCTAGGCGCGCGATGGGGTGATGGCGAAGGCCTGACAGGCGACTGTTATGCCCTGCCAACGAAGGATCATAACATTCGCAAGCGGTCCTATAGCGACGTTAAAGCTAGCGTCTTGTTGATGCTGACCGTTGCGGCGGCTAACCCGTCATTGCTTTTTTATGTCACGCCCATTGGAACGGGATTGGCAGGGTTTACAAAGTCTGATATTCAGAGCATGTTTGAAGGTCAGGCTATCAGCGAGAACGTGGTGTTTTCGCGGGAATGGATGATGGAGATTTGGACGTGAGAGACTTGATTGATTGGCTTAACCAAGACCAAAATGAAGTATACGCGGTGTTTGCTATCATTGCGACGTTTCTTTTTGTTGTCGTTAGCTTTATCTTGTGCGTTTTGGCTGCGGTTGAATTGGGTTGGTGGGCGCATTGGCTGTTGTGGCCCGCTATCCCCGGCTCTATCGCGCTGCACGGATATATCACACGGGATGATAATAAATGAGTAAAAACTGGATTGCCCACACGACTGGCAAGCGGCCTGTCAGCAAGAAAACGCTGGTGAAAGTGAAATTCCGTGACGGGGGTGAATCTCTGTTTTGGTGGCCTGCATCGGATTGGTCTTGGGGGGAAAGTGGTGAAAACACCATCGTTTCATACCGCGTCAACTCCCCCAAATAGATCAAGCATGATGGCGGAGAATGCCCTGTTGCGGATGATGTGATGGTGAAGGTGAAATACGGCGACGGCGAAGTTAGCCCATGGGGACGTGCGCGCGGATTTGTATGGAAAGATTGCCATTATCACGCAATCAATTACACCCACTACCGCATCAAAAAGAAAAGCCCCCGTTAGGGGGCCTATCTCTAGCATGTAACCAAGTCTTACGACATGGTAGCCTTACGCAGAACGGCGGGCTGCTGGCAGAAGAACAGCGGATAACTGTATTGCTCGTTGCGCACCCACGATTGACGGCCAGACGGGTCTTGCAGGTTCATCGAATAGATGTTCTGCCCCGGAGCGCCGACATACGGCATGAACTCGTCAGCCGGTGCCATCGCTTGTTTGAACACGTCAGTCGCCCCAACCGGGAAGAATTTGGCAACAGATGCGCCGACCGCAACAGTGGTGTTGTCGTCAGTGCCGCGATAGTTATGCCAAGTAATCCCGCCAAACTCAAACGCACCAAACGACTTGTTGTCCCGCAGGTCAGCCGCAGCCGCCCAATTCAGGTAGGTTGCCTTCACAGTCGCATGGCTGATCAAGGCATCATAGAACGTATCACCGGCCAGCGCATGAACCTTAGTGCCAGAGTTGAAAGCGCCCTTGCTAGCCCGCGCCATGGCGCGCGTAACGGTCTGACAGACAGTGCGGATTTCAGTCGTGGCAACCGAAAACACAAAGTCAATCGCGGATGCTTCGGCAGAGCCAAACTCGGTGAAGTAGTTATAGAGCGTATCACCGTTAGCATCAAGCAGGATGCCTTGCAGAGCGCCAAGGCGATGCAGTTCGTGGGTCAGTTCCATGTCTTGACGGACACGCTCCATACGGCGCGCATATTCCGACATAACCACGGTATTCTGATCTTCGGTGCCAAATGCGCGCCACGAAGCGATTTCAGCCGCACGGATGGTCGCGCCCTTGGCAAGGCGCACAGCCTTGAGCGGGATAGCCTTGCGGTCATCGCGGTCCAGTTCATCAGGCGGGGAGCCGTCTGCGCTCGACTGGATCAGGTTAAGCGCCCCGTCCCGCTGATCAACAAAGATGTTGCGGGTTCTCACAGGCATGGGTTCAAAGATGCCCAATTCGCCCAGAAGCTGCGGCTTGTAGGGCAGCTTGTTGACCGCGCCCGACAGAGAAGTCAGGCTAAAGGCATCAGCGTTAAAAACGTCCATAGTTGCCATTATCTAGGCTCCTTATCGGGTTACAATGCCGAGGGCTTTAAGCCCCGCGACAACAGTTGCTTCGGTGCCGGTATAGGTCAGGTGCGTAAGGACAACCTCTGCATCCCGAACAATCACGGTGCGGTCAACGGCGACGCCATCAGGGACACCCTCATACAGGACACCAGCGACGGTTTGCGCGCCCGTGGTGCCAGCGGCGTCATACTCGACATACTGACCAGAACCAGCCGCAACAGTGATGTTGAAACCGTCACCAGCGACCATCGGAGTGCCGCCAGCGGTCAGCGTGAAGTCAATATGATCAGTGACCGAGAACGCAGTGCCGGTCACACCGTTGCCGATGTTGATACCGTCGGGGTCAAGCACAAAGAACGTGGTCGCGGCGGTAAACTCAGCGATGTAAACGCCCGGCTTGGCTTTGCTGCCAACAGTGACGGCGCTGGAAGTCGCGTTGCCGGTGTTGCCGCCTTGGGCCGCAGCGGACGCGGTGCCCACAACGATCTTGCCCATAACCTGCCCGGCAACAAGGCCATCGGCAGAAACAGCGTTAACGGTCACTTCTTCGCGGCTGCGGTGGCCATTGCCTTCCGAAACCAGAAACTCCGCCGTGCGGAAAGTATCAGTAACTGCGGTCATTATTTAGACCCCTTCTTTGCAAGAATTTTATCCCAAGGGTCATCACCCTCTTTGGACTTATCCATATCGCCAATAACCTTGCGGGCCTTGTCGTCTTTGACTTCGGCCTTGTCCATAACCTTGAACATGCCAGCGATTTCAGCGTCGGAAGCGTCTTTGACAGCTTCGTCGCCGAATTTGGCTTTCACAGCATCGCGCTTGGCTTTGGCATCGGCAAGAGCCGCAACCTTGGCGTCAATCTGTTCATCGGTCATCACCTTGGCTTCGGCGTCTGCCAGCTTGCCCTTGAGCGTTCCGATAGCCGTGTCTTTGTCCGCAATCAGTGCGGCGAATTTGTCAGCGTCGGACGCGGCTACCTGAATAGCCTTATCCCCGATGACCATAGTTTTGAGTTCCGTCATAGCGGCTCCCTCTACGGTTACAGGGCTTGCGCCCCAATGATCCGCACTGTCCCCAATGCGGGCTTTCGACCCTGCCCGGCCACGAGGCACAAGCGCAAGATGATTGAAATTGAAGTCAGTCATTACAGCGTTATAGGCTTCACCGTCCGGCGACACCCCGTCACCAATTACGATATTGGCAGTATACCCAAGACTGATTTCTTTGTGAGTGGTCTTTGCCGATTGGATAGCGTCACTGTCTTTGATCATCAGAGATACAGCGAGATATTCACCATCCCTTAGAACGTCAGTCGATACCTCGCCCTTGGCATACTTCGCCCAATTGTCAGCCGTGACCAATTCGGAAGGATGATCAATCGTGACAGGCGCATGTTGCAGGGCAGCTAGGGCATCTTTGCTAAATACCTGATCAGGCGCGCGATACACCTTGACAATATCATTTCCAATCAAGCCAACTTCATGGGCGCGGTAGTCCTGAATGCCAGTGCGAGCAACGCGCGACGTAGCGATAAGATACCCGTCTTGGGTATCCTTGGTAGCCCCTACAGTTGCGCGATCACAGAATTTAAGCACAGTCAATCCCAAAATTAAGACTTGTTTGCATTATGGCATATTCGCTACAGTCGCGCAAATAGGGCTTATAACAGCGCATCACGAAGCATCCAGAATCCGCTGCGCCATCCGTCGCCCAAGGTCACGGTTGCTCGCCGCAGTCGCGTGGATACCGTCTGCCTCAACACCATTCCCCCGATTGACCACCCTGCACCGTTCCTGTGCATCTGCATGGCCTGACTGATAGTCCATGTTGTTTTGGGCGGCGATCAGCGTGGGAATGTTGACGTTTGTGCTATCAGGCACAAGCCCACCGATAATCCATGTGACCGGATCATCGGTCCATCCGTTTGTCGTCCAAGTGGCCTCAAATGCCGCGCGCATGGTCGCCCAGTTCGTCGCGTATGTCGCCGCGTTGGATGTGTCGCTCTCGCCCTGACACCACCCAACACCTTTGATTTTCGATCCTGCCGGGGCGGCGGTCATGGCCTCTGCAATCCGTGCGACGGCATGGTCGTAGGCGAATGGATTGCTGCTGCCGGGAAGCCAATGACCGTCTGACCCAACTAGCTTTGTGCCGGAAACTGCCGCCGCCACGATGCAGACATTCCGTCCCGCTGCGGTGCTTTCCAGAATGCGCTTGGCAAAGGCGATAGCGGGGCTGACGCCGCTTGAACGATACCCGGCAGTAATCGCCTCCGATGTGTTGGCATTCATTTGCAGGGGGGCACGAAGGGCCTCCACGGTGCCCATCGTCGTCATGTGCCCGGTGTAGGTTGAGCAAGGCATGTAACGCAGGCTTGGGTCAGACCAATCATCCCGCGCCGGATCAATGCCCAATCCATTGGTGCCAGCAGCAATATTAGCCTGGCCCATCATGACATAGATATCCCACGGCTGCGCAAGAATTGTATCCATCTGGACAGCTTGAGCGTATCGCAACGTGGCAACTTGGTTTGACCCAAATTGGAAATTCAGGATAACTGACCCGATGTTTGACGACAAGCGGAAAACCTGATTACCGCCTCTAACCCGCGTTGTAAAAGGCGCATATGTCGGGGTCAGCCCCCGCGCGTTCCATCCAACACTGACTTCCTCGTTATCCTTGTCTAGTCTGGCAGTGACCCAAACCGCCCCAGACATGGCCGGAATTGTCATGCTGATCTGCACAACAACAGCCCCGGAATTGATCCGATATGACCCATCGGCCTGCTATACTGGGCTATTGGCCGTGCTGCTGATGTGGGTTGTATCAAGCAATGATGCTTGGCGGGAAGTGAAAATGCCAGCTAGCATAGGTTGCTCAACCGGATTTCCTAAACGGACAGGGCCAAATCTTCCACTCGAAAACCGCTGGTTAGTCCCGACACTTAGGAACATTATACACCAAAGTCCGTTACCCAAACAACCGCAGTTTCTCCGGTGAACGTTCTGCCCGATACGGCACACCCTTCCGGAAATACGATTTTCTCTCCGCTACCGATAGGCGTTCCTTCGTCATAATCAACCCCAGACGTTGATCCTACGCAGATACGCAGAGGCTTTGACCCACACGTCACAAGCTGATCAACGGTTTCCGAACCGGACAGAATTGCCGTCCAGCTATCAGTGATGGCAATTTTAGTAGCTGGCATGGTCATTCTCCGAATTGAGTTTCTCGATTATCTCACATAATCTAGAACGGTTAAAATCAGGCGCGTCTTAGCCAAATAGCAGGAGGGTCAACAGCGGTGATTTCGCCAGATGCCCATACCCAAGGCGTAGTGGCGGGGTTGGCAAAAGTCATGGTGCGGCGTACGGTCTTTCGCCGGGCCGTCACGGGTGAACCGCCGCTAATGTCAGGGACCGCACCAGGTGCCCATGTGCTAATCGTCGCCGTGCTGGAATGCCTGTGACCAAGCCAATATTGGACGCCCCTTTGAAACGTATAGGCCAGCGCCACAGTCTTTACCCCGGTTGTGCTATAATCTAGCGTCCCCGTCTCGATCAACAGCGCGCCAGGCAGGCCCGTTGCAGGGTCGCTGGCATACACAACAATCTTGCCGGTTGCCGACGCCACAGCCGCCGTGCAGTTGATCGCCGCCATGTCAATGGTGATCGTGCGCTGCGGAACCCATGGGAATAACTCGCAACGGTTTGCAGCCCCGGCCAATGTTCCAGTAGTGCTACCACCAGCCCCCGATGCTGTAGTCATCGTGTATTCGCCGATAGGCGGCAGATTACTCGCCATGTCCATAAGCGCAAGCGGTCTATAATCGTTCAGCGCGGCGGGCTGCACAGCAGTATCCGCTTTAGTTCCCTGCGCCGCAGTCCCATAATCGGCATGATTTCCAAGCAATGCCAGTTTGTCCCGCTGCGCAATCGTGAACGCCGCAGTTGTGGATGCCAAAACATTAGGCAGTGGTTGGGCTTGAAACGGCTTACGTCTGATCATCTGTCATTTTCGGGACAATATCATCTTCTTCCTCTGCCGGTTCAATCTCGCCACCAGCCGCAATAAAATCAGCGTATGACTGTTCAAGTCCAGGGAATAAACCAGCCTCGGTTAGCGCGTTAACGGTCGGCTCTGCGATGATTTCACGGCCAAGAATAGGCTCTAGCTTGCTGGCAGTTTCCGCAATCTTCTGGCCGATTTCAGCCTTTTCCTTATCGCTGATTTGCCATAGGCTATTCCAAAGATAGTGGATTTCTTCGGGCCTATTTCCGAGTGCTGACCTGATCAGGCATTCATCAAGGATATCCATTGCAGGCTGGATTTCATTGCTCTGCAAATCATTGATGCGGTCATAGTAAGCCGACAATTCAAGGTCGCCGGTTGATCCTAGCCCACCAGCCGATACACCAAACAACAGCGCGCGGGGCATGTCAGCAGCACCAGCCAAGGCAAGCTGGAAACGGTCGATAAGGTCAGGCAGGGTTGCGAATGTCTGGGTTTTCTGTTCCCACATCTCTCCGGGAACATCTGCGCTTTCAGGCCCATTGATCAGGACAGTGCCGTTGTTTCCTTTCCCCAATGCCATAAGGCGGAAACGCTCTAGCACTTGATCAGATTGCACAGGGTCGGCCAGCATACGCGCCAAGCCGGGGACAGTGATAACGTCAACCTTGGCTTCAAAGATCAGGCTGGCAATGTTAGCCATGGTCGCGTCGTGATGGTGCAGCGTGGTCATGACCGCAGCTAGAACGCTATCAGCCCGCTTTAGAGTGCGCTCACCCTCTGGAATGTCAGCGCCGTAAAACGTGACCATGCGGCTAGGGTGGATATACACAGCGCCCTTGGATACGGACGTGATCAGGTAGTTAGCGGGCGTTCCATAGTAAGGCGACATAGGGTCATCATCTTGAACCCCAGGAGATACGTCGCTGTCGGCCAGAACGGTAATGAACCTGATGGATTTGGCGCGGACGGCATTCAGGTTCACGGGCTGCGAAGGGTCATCGCCTAGGTCAAAATAGGCATGGGCCTTTCCAGTGAGGCGCGCAATGCGGTAAGCCTTGGTCAGCTTGGCTTTGAGTTGCAGCCGCTTTTCTTCCCGCTCGATAGACGTGATCTGATTGGGGTCAGCGTTCCACTGCCGCCACTTTCGGAAAGCATCCTTGGCAGGCCGGTCAATGATCTTGCGCGCCCATGGCGTTGTGCGATAGGCGGTAAGGTAAGCCGTGCTGGTCAGCGTTGGCGCGACGTAGCTAACCGTCTGCGCCTTATCCCGTTCTGGCACCATGCCAGCGATTATCGATTGCAGGCCATCATTGATAAGGGTCTGTGTCATGGGGTGGATTATAGCAGAGAGGGGGTTGACAGGCAAAACGGGGTGATGTAATAGGCGTTATGCAGAAACTTCGCGTTCTAGACTTATTCTCAGGCATCGGCGGTTTCAGCCTTGGCCTTGAGGCAACAGGCGGATTTGAAACCGCCGCGTTTTGCGAGATAGAACCATTCCCCCGCAAGGTATTAGCAAAACATTGGCCTGATGTGCCATGTTATGACGATGTTAGGACATTGACGAATGCAAGGCTCATTGCCGATGGAATTACCGGCGTCAACGTCATCACAGGCGGTTTCCCGTGCCAGGACATTTCAGTCGCAGGGCGGCAAGCTGGCATCAAAGACGGAACCAGATCAGGATTATGGTCTGAAATCATCAGACTTGTTGGCGAGTTACGACCCGATTACGTCATCGTGGAGAACGTCGCAAACCTGCTTTCTGGCCCAAGAGAAAAACGAGGCGGATGGTTTGGCCGAATACTCGGAGACTTGGCCGAGTGCGGGTATGATGCGGAGTGGGAAAACATACCTGCGTCAGCCGTGGGCGCTCCCCATCGCAGAGAACGCGTCTGGATTGTTGCCTACCCCAACGAAGTCGGACGCCAAAGGGGCTTCAACAGACAGATACTTGGGAAGCCCCACATCACATGGGAACCTGTGCGAAGTGTTGCGAAGTGGGCCGATGGACGGTCTATACCCACGCCCTGGACTGTTAGAGCAAATGATGGGATTTCCCTTAGAGTGGACCGATCTAACGCACTCGGCAACGCCATAGTCCCCCAGATCGCCACTATCATCGGGCAGGCTATCTTGGATAGCTACAGCCATCCGCTGTAACCCATAGGCGCTGTATCATCGGTTACAGCATCCATCATGGGATCAAGCTGATCATCGTGACGGCCATTAGGGAATACTGACGCCTCGGCAAGGAAGTCAGATATAAACGCGGCACGCATTGGCAGAAACACTTGCCCACTCTCAATTACAGGTGCAGCATCATAAGCCCTGACTACCTTGTCAATACTACGCTGAATACCCAAGACGGGGATGCCCTCTCGCCTTAGCGTCTGGATCAGAAATGTCCCACTAACCTTATCCTCAATCTTAAGAAACCTTGGCTTGCGCGCCTTATGCTTGTTCCAGAACGCCCTGGCATTTTGCAGCAATTCAGGGGCTTCCCACTTACCCCTAAGTTGGTCGATCAGATACCTTTGGTTAGTCCTTGTCCTGCCCCAAAGCTGAAAAACGGAATAGTCGTTTTCCTCTTTGGCCTTTTGTGCGGTATCCGCATACATGCCACACCATGCAAAATCGGGTTCTGCGGTGTATGATTGCCACCAACTATCCTTGAATATCCCACCCCCAATAGGCGCGGGACGTTGCATAAACTGACCAGCAAAAACATAGCTATTTGCCTTTTCAAGCCTCCGAAGGTTATCAATGGTGAAGTTTGAGTTATCAGGCCAGAAGCTATTTCCGTCTATCGTAATGGCCGGAATATTCAGATGATGCCATTTCTCGCCATTGCCACCTCCCAATAGCCATCCGCTTAGATCATCCTCGTGTAGCCTTTGCATGATAACGATGATCGGTGTATTCAGGGTATTCTTCCGGCTTTCCATTGTCGTGGCAAACCAGTCCAGAACATTTTGGCGCATGGTATCGCTGTTGGCTTCACCAGCTTTGTGCGGATCGTCAATAATAATTGCGCCGCCGAAAGGGACGCGCATCTTTCCAGCGCCAAACCCTGTAATTGTCCCCTCTGAACCTGTCGCGTAAACGTGACCGCCTTGGATAGTCTTGAAATGGTCCTTTGCGTTTGTATCATGTTTGAATTTAGTTTGCCCAAAGATAGCCGCGTAATTCTCATTCGACATAATGTCTCTGATTTCAGCGGTGTTGGCAGTTGCGAGTGTTTTACTATAACTGGCATGGATAAATTCAGCGTCAGGGAAATGCCCCATTGCAAATGCAATGAACATCTTGACCGCTAGTTCTGTCTTGCCTGATCTAGGGGGTATATTGATGATCAGACGGTTAATATCACCGGATATTACACGTTCAAGAGTTCGGCACAATTCTAGGTGAAAAGGAGCGCGGTTCAAATCAGTTTTGCGCCGCGCATAAAACATATAAGCGGCAAACATAAATAGATCGTTACGGATTAGGTTGCGCTGATCAGGTGTCAAATTGACCCTTTAGGCTTGCCCGTCTTTAGCCCTAAGCGCGGCAAGGAATGCGTCCTGTGCTGATTGAGGCGTCATACTGCCATCGCTGGACGTGTTGTCAACAGGCTGCACGGGCGCACCAAAGCCCCTATCTTGCGCATCCTTGATCAGCTTGAGAATGTCAGCCTTGATTGCACTCATTGCGGCATAAGGGTCAGGTGCATCCTCCGCCGTTTCCAGTTGCGTAACCTTGGCGTCAAGAGCCTTGATCATGCGCAATTGCATCTTAGCCGCCAATTCAGCGGCTTCCACCTCGGCCTTGCGATGTTCGGATGTCTTACCGTTTGGGTTGCCTGAAACGCCAGGCTTGAATTGAGTTGATGGGTTTGGAAATTGTGACATAATGATACCTGCTTTCAGGTGTTACAAAATTCCCGCCGCAACATCATCCTGATAACTTTCCAGCATGTCACGTCCTCTCATGGTTAGGTTGATCGTGAATACCCATTCAGACCAATCAACTGTAATATATCCCAAACGATAGCAACGTTCAATTAGGGCTTTGGCGTTCACCTCGGAACGCAGCCCCATGGCTTTGACTGCGGCTGTTCTGACGGCAATGTCATCATCTGACCATGGCAGGCCAAACGCATCTGTAATAGCGTCCAACAAGCGGGCTTCATCCTGTTGCAGGTCATCAGGTTCAAGTTGCCATGGGGGATAGATACCTAGCCGCTTGACGGTCGAAAGGTCTGATTGCCATTGTGCGGCGAGTGCTGCGGCTAGGTCACGTTCTGGATACTGGTCATACTGGATCATGCCAGAGTGTTAGCATGTTGCGGCGGTTATGTCAAGGTTAGGCCATGATGGTTAGGAAGTCGTGACGGCTCCATGTAGGACGTAACGTTATGGCTGAAATTTACCATTGTAACACAATCTATAGGCGAAAATCCAATGAAATCAAAGACCTTACCCAAAACACATTCAGGTAATGGAATGGGTTATTGCTAAGTGATTTCGGCGAGGCAGGCAAAACACCGCGTAAGTGCCTCTTATTACTTACTTTTTAGAGAAAGTAGTAGTAGTAGGTAATGACAGAATTTCCGTGAATTACCCACATTACCGAAATTACCCAATAAATGCCCCCTATAAGAAAACGCGTTCTGCCGATCTGGAGCCGTGACCGTCATACTAGCGTGTATATGTGTTGTAGTATGCCTTCCCATATTTTGGGTAATGGGTAATTTCCTTTATTATCAATGGGTTGACAATAACCGCCGGTTATGTCTAGTGCGTTGAAATCATTAGATAATCCACTTTAAGTTGTGCTTTGCAACTTCTGATTGCAGAAAGTTGAAGCCCGGAAAAAAGTTTCCTGTGAGGAAACAAGGCTGGATTTTGCCCTAGTCTTGACTTGCTGCACGGTTATGGTGTAAGGTGTTTTCTTGCGTTGGAGGGTTGATGCAAGAGCAGATTTCCGAGTTTGTCGCGGCTATGAAAGCCGCAGGAATAGGTCCAGACAGTGCAAGCAAGATCATCGCCGATGACAAAATCCACCGCTATAAGATAGCCGGTGACAAGGCCAAGACGACAAACGGCGCATACAAGCTGACCGTCCAAGGTGACGGCTTCGCAGTCGGCTGGTTTAAGTCTTGGCGCGATGGCGTCACTCACCCATGGCATACCAAGATCAAGCGCAGCGTTACCCCGGATGAACGGGCGGCATATAAGGCCCGTGCGGAGGCGGCAAGGCAGACAAGGGATGCAGATGACGCTGCTATCAAGGCAAGGGCTGCTAGCAAGGCTGTAGCGATGCTGGCAGGCATGGGTAAGGCCACAGGGTCAGAACGCTATCTGAACAGCAAGGGCATCGGCCCTCATGGCGCTAGGACGTGGCGTGACTTGGTGGTTATCCCTGTCAACAAGAATGGCGCTACAGTCGGGTTGCAGTTCATCAGTCAAGACGGCAGCAAGAGGTTCCTGACCGGCTGCGACATGGCAGGATCATATTTCAGCATCGCCAAGCGTGATGATGACCTGTCAACAATCGCCATTGTGGAGGGGTTTGCGACTGGGGCATCGGTCAGGGAGGCGATGGGCTGGCCGGTCATTGTGGCGTTCAATGCTGGCAATCTAAAGCCTGTCGCCATCACCATGCGCGGCAAGTATCCAGATGCTAGGATCGTGATCTGCGCTGACAATGACCAATGGACCGAGATAAACGGCAAGCCGGTCAATCCTGGCCGTGTAGGTGCTGAACAAGCGGCGGTTGCTATTGGTGGCGCGCAAGTGGTCTGGCCTGACATTCCAAGCGATGATCCGGGTAAGCGCACAGACTGGAATGACCTTCACCAGAGCGAGGGGATTGAGGCTGTTAGGGATGGTCTTACTGCTGCGCCTATTGTGGAACGTGTGGAAGATGACACGCCACCAACGCAAGAGCCTGAGTGGAGAGGCGATGATATAGGGCCAACGCCGGATGAGATTGACCCCTTGGACGCTATCCGTCCGCTAGGCCATAGCAGAGGCGTGTATTACTTCTTTCCACGCACAAGCGGGCAGATTGTGGAGTTAGGAGCGTCATCGCTTAGTCGTATCCAGAACCTCTATCGGTTAGCGCCGCGTGGATTTTGGGAGTTGCACTATAGCGGGGATGGCAAGACGAGTGACAGTGACATTTGCGCTTTTGCATCGGCTCACTTGATGGAAGAATGCCACCGGAAAGGCGTATTTCAGGCAGACAACGTGCGTGGCGTTGGGGCATGGAAAGACGTTAACGGTGTTGTGGTGAATTGCGGGGACGTTGTGGTGTCCCGTGATGGTAAGTGCAACCCGACAGACTATAAGTCGAAGTTTGTTTATGAGGCAGGGCCAAGGGTAATTAATCTGGATTGCGCGCCTCTAAGCAACAAAGAAGCCGCTAGGCTTAGGGATATTTGCAAGGCGCTATCATGGAAGCGTTCTCAATATGCAGACTTGCTTTGTGGATGGATTGTCATTGCGGCTATCGGATCGGCAGTTGATTGGCGTCCGCATATCGTTGTGACAGGACCAAAAGGCAGCGGCAAGTCAACCGTGATGGATGACATTATCAAGGCATCGCTAGGGCCTATGGCTATCAAGCGCGATGGCGGCACAACAGAGCCGGGGATGCGCAAGGCTTTGGGGGCATCTGGCCGTCCATTTATCATGGATGAGGCAGAAAGCGAAAGCGCGGGAAGCCGTATTGAAATGGAACGGATTTTCTTTGCGGCGCGGCGTAGTAGTTCAGGATCAATCGTTGACAACGCGAATGCGACGTTTCAGCTTAGGAGTTGCTTTTGCTTTGCGGCAATTAACCCACGAATTGAGCAAGGCGCGGATAAGGACCGCATTACATCACTTGAATTGGTGGCGGATAAATCAGCAGGGTCAGAGGAACGATTTGCGGGATTGCAAGACTTGATTGCAACGGTTATCACAACAGACTTTCCGGCCAGACTTTTGGCAAGAACGGTTGAAAACATTGATGCCCTATTGGACAATATCAACACGTTCACACTTGCAGCCGCAAAGATACTTGGCAACCGCCGCGACGGTGATCAAATTGGTCCGTTGATTGCAGGGGCATATAGTCTGACATCAACGAAGGTCATCAGTAAGGCCGATGCAGAACGATGGATGCAATCGCAGAATTGGGATTGGCACGTTGCGGCTAAAGACGTGAGTGACGCTGAAAAACTGATGCAGGTTATCATGACTGCACGGGTCAGATATGATGACAGCGGCATGGGTCGAGAAAGCAGTATTGGCGAATTGGTGTCTAGGGCAGCGCAGACAGATGGCGTTGGATATGACGCAGCGGTTAAAGGTTTGGCTGGATATGGTATCAGGATCAAGGATGGTGAATTGCTGATTGCCAACAGCAGCCCACCCTTGCGAAGGGTGTTGCAGGATACACCATGGGCTGTTTGGAGCAGAACGCTAGGTGATTATCCGGGGTCGCATAACAACGGCAACAAGCCTGTGTATTTTGGTCCTGGCTGGACAAGCAAGGCTATCTCGGTGCCATTGGTTAGTGTGATCGGATCGGGTGAGATAGTGGCGGCAGACGAGGAGGATATCGGGTTTTGATTGAAATTATGCGAGTGTTAATCACAGGCGGCAGAGATTGGTCAGATGATGTATTGCTTAGAGCATCGCTTGATAAGGTTCTAGCCAAGCACGGTTATTTTTGGTTAGCAAGTGGCGCGTGTCCGACTGGGGCGGATGCTATGGCGGAACAATGGGCTAAGGATAATGAAATTCCATATATGGGCGTTCCTGCCAGATGGAAGATGCATGGAAAAGCGGCTGGACCGATAAGGAACAAGGATATGATACACATGGTTGACCCTCACGCGGCAGTAGCTTTTAAGGGTGGGACTGGCACGGCTGGAATGGTGAGGCTGTTGGAACCGGCCAAGGTGCCAGTCTGGAAGGTGGGGTTTTGATCAATCTATACCCTGACCAACTAGAATTGGTCGATGCAACGCGCGATGCAATGCGCCGCCATAAGTCTGTCCTAGTGCAAGCTGCGACCGGCGCAGGCAAAACAGTGCTAGCATCATTTATGATCCAGTCAGCAGTTACTAAGGGTAGCCGCTGTATATTCATGGTGCCTCGCCGTGAGTTGCTTAGGCAGACAGCCTTGACATTGGATAGCTATCATATCCCTTATGGATTGATTGCCAGCGGATACCCTGAAAACCCATTCGCGCGAATTAACTTGGCCACGGTTGGAACGCTGGCTAGGCGTCTGAATAAAGCACCATCTGCAAATATCCTGTTTGTTGATGAAACCCATTTCGGCGGGGATGATGTTGAAAGGGTCATCAATCACTACAAGGCCAAAGGCGCATGGATTATTGGGCTGTCCGCAACACCGTGGAAACTATCCGGAAAAGGGCTAGGCGAATGGTATGATCACATGGTCATGGGCAAGTCTATCCGTTGGCTGATCGAGAATAACCGCTTGTCTGATTACCGTCTATTTGCTCCGTCACGTCCTGACCTTAGCGGGATCAAGACTATTGCGGGTGACTATAACAAAGGGCAACTAGATGACAAGATGACTTCTGATAGGGTTTTGATCGGGGATGCTGTCAGACATTACAAAGACCGTGCTAGTGGTGCGCTGAATATCGCGTTTTGCACGTCAATCAAGCATTCCGAGATTGTGGCGCAAGAGTTTAGGGATCAAGGTATTCCGGCTGCGCATGTTAGCGGCAAGATGGATGATACAGAAATCAAGGCGCTTGTTAGGGCATTTGCACGGCGTGAGTTGCATGTAATCGCAAACTGCGAATTGCTCACGTTTGGGTTTGATCTCGCATCTGCGGCTGGAATGGATGTGACAGTTGAATGTTTGAGTGATCTAAGGCCGACTAAATCCCTATCATTGCAGTTGCAGAAATGGGGTCGCGCGCTAAGGAAGAAAGACTTTCCCGCGATGATATTTGATCACGCTGGCAATAGCGAGCCTGATCTACATGGATTGCCGGACAGCGATAGACAATGGTCATTGGCCGGTCAGGATAGAAAATCAAGAGGCGGTGAAAAATCAGAACCAACTAGGCAATGTCCAGAGTGCTATTTCGTTTCCAGACCGTCACCTTTATGCCCTAATTGCGGCTTTGTGCATCCTATCAAATCCAGAGAGGTTGAGCATATAGACGGGGAGTTGCAAGAGATTGAAAGGGACCGTGTTGAACGTGTCAAAGAACGTCAAACGCAAGGCATGGCTAAAACACTAGAAGACCTGATAAGAATTGGAAAGTTGAAAGGCCACAAAAATCCCGAATTATGGGCGGCACACATCATGACAGCGAGATCGGCGAAGGTGAAAGCAGCATGAAATTCCCAAGCCCAATACAATTACTACCAACAGGAACAATCATCTGCGCTTGCAGTGATACGTCTGATGAATGCGTTACTCTGGTCAGGGAATGGCTAAAAACCAACGAATATACACCAGAGGAAGTGCGAGTTGTTAAGCGTGATGGTCAGGTATTGGCTGAATTGAAATCAGAGGTGTTTCTATATCAGAAACCAGTGAAGGAAATGGAATTTGACCGCAGAGGGTAATATTGTCAGCGAGTGTCTGAAAGAATTGAGTAAAGCCGGTTGCATGGTATTCCGCAATAACACCGGGGCGCTACCAGATAGAACAGGCAGGATTATCAGATATGGGCTATGCGTAGGGTCAAGTGACATTATCGGTGTAGCGGCAGACGGTCTGTTTCTGGCAATCGAGTGCAAGACTGCCAAGGGTAAGGCAACACCAGAACAAGAGCGGTTCATCGCAGCAGTCAAGGCACGTGGCGGAAGGGCTGGAGTTGCTAGGTCAGGCAAGGAAGCTGTTGACATTGCAACGGTTATCATGTAAGCAAGCGTATGCTATAGGAGGCATCATGACAACTGAATATATCACCCCTGCCAGTGAGGATCATTGGCTTGCCTTGCGTGATGGCGTCATCACATCAACCGGAATTTCCGCGCTGTTTGGCTTGTCGCCTTATGTGACGCGATTTGAACTATACCACCAACACGCAAGCGGCATTCGCGTTCCTTTTGTTTCCAATGATCGGGTTGAAGCCGGATCGCGAATGGAGGCTTACGCAGCAGAGGAAGTTGGCCGGAAAGAGGGATGGCAAGTTAAGCCGTTCAAAGACTTTGCGGTTGATCGAGAGTTGCGTATTGGTTCCAGCTTTGACTATATGGCTGATACGCCAGACGGCGAGGCTATCCTTGAAATCAAGGCTGTTGATTTTTTCCGTTATCGTGACTTGTGGGTTGATGGGCAGGCACCTGACCACATTGAATTGCAACTGCAATGGCAGATGCTTTTGAGTGGCACCCATGTTGGATATATTGCGGCTTGGACTTCGGTTTACGAATATCACCTGATCCGTCGCGAATATGATCATAACATGTGTATGGCGATGCTGTCCGCAGTCCGCAAATTCTGGACAGACGTTGATGCCAAGAATGAACCTGCGCCTGACTTTGCGCGCGATGAAGCGGTTATTGCGGCGATGTTCCGGTCACTGCGTCCTGAACCTGTTTCGCTAGATGCTGCGATTAACGCCAAGATAGCGGCGTTTGAATTGGCAAAGATGCAGGCTAAGGAATTTGACGACAAGTCAAAAGCGTTGAAGGCAGAGTTGCATTATATCTTGGGTGATGTATCAGATGGTTACACCGATCAATACCGCATCAAAGCAGGATGGACTAAGGACAGCGTTGGAAAAGAGGTAACGGCAGATACGGCAGGAACTATGATCGGCGCAAAGAAGGGGTATCGGCGGTTGGATATTAAGGCGCTGTCAGTAGGAGATGATAAATGACTTCTAACAACCTTCCAGCAATTCTCGACAAGATGAAGGGCGAGTTTTCCAAAGCCCTTGGAGATACGGTTCCGGCTGATCGGTTTATCCGTTGCGTCAAATCCACTCTGAACGCTAATCCGGATTTGCAAAGCCTTGAACGCACCAGCTTGCTTGCCAGCATCATGCGGGCCGCACAAGACGGGTTGGTTATCGACAACAAGGAAGCTGCGATTGTCCCGTTTAAGGGCAAGGCTACCTATATCCCGATGGTCGCTGGCCTGATCAAGAAAATCCGGCAGCATTCCAAATTCGACAATATCAGCTACGGCATCATCTATCAGAACGAATTGGACCAAGGCCGGTTCAAATACGTCAAGGGTGATGATGAAAGCCTGACCCATGATCCGATCATTTTTGGCGAGCGTGGGGAGCCTGTCGGGGCCTATGCGATTGTCACATCTGGAGGCATCAAGTTTCGGGCTGTGCTGCGGAAAGAGCAGATTGAAAAGCGTCTAGCCAAGGGTCAGGCAAGTGCGGCTAAGGCAGAGTGGCGCGATGAATTTTGGCTGAAAACGGCAATCAAGGCTGTTTACAAGATCGCGCCTAACTCTGGCGACGAAAGCGGCTATCTTGACGGTGTATTCAAGGCCGATGATACAGAACCCGATGACACGCTGCCAGAGGCACCACAAGCCCCTGTTGACGTGACACCAGCCCAAGAGCCTGCCAAGCCCCGCACTCGCGCTGCTGCGGCTGTTATGGCGGCTGTGGAAGATGCAGAGGTTATCCCTGCTGAATACACGCCACCTGATTACGAAAGCGAAGATTTGCCCATGTAGGGCGTAACCTGGAGATACCATGGCTGGAAGTGTTAACAAATGTATCTTGATCGGAAATCTTGGGCGTGACCCTGAAATCAGATCATTCGCAAATGGGGGTAAGGTCGCAAACCTGCGAATTGCAACCTCTGAAACTTGGAAGGATAAAACGACAGGCGAGAAAAAGGAAAAGACTGAATGGCATTCGGTTGCCATCATGAATGACGGTCTAGTCAAGCTGGCAGAAACATACCTCAAGAAAGGCTCTAAGGTCTATATTGAGGGTCAGCTTGAAACGCGGAAATGGCAGGATCAATCTGGTGCTGACAAATACAGCACTGAGATTGTGTTGCGCGCGTTTGGCGGAACGCTCACGATGCTGGACGGGCCATCCCGGCGTGATGATGGGGGAGGCGGTCAGCAGGAACAGCAAGGGGGGGCAGGACGCGGGACAGACGACGAAATTCCCTTTTAGTGAAAGAGGCCGCACTGTGATGGTGCGGCCTTATGGGTTGTGTGGGTTAGTCCAGATAGCCGCCATGATCAAGCGCGGCGACAACATCACGCAACACCGCGCCGTTTGCCTTCACCAGAACGCAAAGCCGATCTTCAAAGCTGTCGTCAACTTCGATCATCTTTTCATAGTCGCGGCTTCCCAAGTTGAAGCAAACCAGCCCAAGGGCTTTCTTCACTTCAACAGTGTTGCTGACTTCAACGTTTGTTTCAATGCGGTGTTTCATGGCGTTATCCTTGTTTGCGTTTCCTTACCTACACACTACAGCCATCATCGCGGCGGCGTCAACAGGAAAAATGCCCACACAAGAAAAATAACCGTCGAAACGGTAGCAACTGAAAGTCCAGCCATCCACCAGCCTGATACTAGTTTTCCGCTCCATTCTCTGAAGTCAAGATACAGACCTAGCGCCAAGATAATACATACCATCACCGCGCCAATGGCCACCATTACCTCACCCCCAATTCAGCAGCCCGCATCAAAAACATTCCCTTAGCCTCACTTGGCGACAACCCCCAAATCCTAGTCCCTGACGCTGCCACCGGCAACTCCCAAGCCTTGGGATGCTTACCCATGATCTGCGCAGCTTCATCCGCCAGGATAGCGTTGTCTGCCATCTTCACCGCAGCAGGCTCGATTACAGGCAACCCAAACCGATCACAAACGGCCCGCATGATATTGGCTTCCACGTCCTTGTATCCGGCAATGAACGGCTTGGCAGGCTTCACAATATCAGCGATGTATGCCTCGCTGGCATCATGCAACAGCCCCCACTTGGCATGTTCTGGCGGACAGATATCGCTGACATAAACGCTATGCTCTGCCACGCTGTAGAACCTCTCGCAATGGCCGTTAAACCGGCACATCATGGATAGGGCATGGGCAATGTCATACAGGTCAACCTCGGATGCACGAGGGTCAATCGGCCAAAACTGCCGCCCGCTGACAGTCTGCATCCAGTCGCCGTTGCGGTTTGTCATAGGCCGGTCTCCATTGCTGCGGCGTCTTTCTTTGCCTTTTTCATGTCCA